AACACATAGTTCACCGATATAAAAAAATGAATTTTATTATTATGGTAAATAACACTATAATAAAATATTTACTATGACTACTAAAATTGGTTATATCTATGCTATCGAGAACAATTTCGATAGTTCGGCTTATATTGGTCTAACGACGAAGACTATTAAAGAACGATTTGCTCAACATCTTCAAGCTGCAAGGTCGTCTAGAGCCACCTGCATCTTGCATCTCTTTATGGCTAAACATGGTCCAAAAAACTTTACTATTAGAGAACTTCGTAGGGTTGAATACCATTCAATCATAGAACTTCAATTGATCGAAGAAGAGTGTATTAGGGACTTTGGCGACCTTAATACTACGTATAACTCTCGATCTTATGAGATGGCAGGTTTGACCTTGAATAGAGTTATTAAAGAACGTTCACCCAAAGAAAGGCCAATTGTGGTTTCTAAAGTGCCACCCCGAGAAGATGTTATGGAGATAGCTTGTGAGGCTGAAGAGTACCCTAATAAGAAGATCAGTTTAGATAAATTTATTGGTTTGTTTATACCAGAAGAAGAAAACTATGGTACTATACTCGATGATATGACTATCGAAGGAAAGATATATGTGGGAAGACCGGTTTTAGATTGGTTTGGATATGAAGGAGACTACAAAATACAACGTCAAAATTTTAAGAAGATGCTCAAAAACAATTCTATTGAATACCATGAATTGACATATCAGGATAAAGAAATTAATAAGTATCCGACAATCAAACAAGAACTTGCGGGAATGACTAACTGTGGTTAAAACTAAATTCATTGTTATGGATCCTAAAAACCTTAAAAGAGCAATCATGCAACTTAAGACTAAAAATGGCCACATAATCAGAGATTATTATATTGACCTTGAAGAGCTCCTTAAGTTGTACGTTGAATATACGCTTTACTTCAACCATCGAGAGTCTCAAAGAAAGATTACTGATTTGGAGCAAACGATGGCTGAAATGAGGCTTGAACGTAAACAAGATCGAGACTTCATGCGTTCTCTTGGTATCAGTCTTGAGGAAGTCAAAGATCAGAATGAAACTCTTATAGATCAGAATGAAGAACTACTCGATAACAACAAAGGACTCAAGAAAGATGTTAAGAAAGTTCAGCGTAAATTGGGTATCGCGGTCGAGGATAGAGCACCTCTCCCTGAAGATCATGGTCCGAAGGACCATGATCGAGATCCGGCTTTGCCGGATCGAGATGAAGACAAACAAGAGAGATTTGTCCTACTCAAGAGAAATGACGATGAACACCATTCGAGCCCAACATGGTTATACTGAGCGCAGAATTAAGACTCAAAAAACCTTGTTCCCCAAACTTGAAATTTTACTTGATTTTGTGGCTCACCCCAACTCTAAAACTTTGTATAATAGAATAAAGGAGAATTTGAAGGCAAAAAATGTCATATTCAAAGGAAATAACATCGACCTCGAAGACACTGAGATAACAGAAGAAGAACTTATGGTGGAAATGAAGGTCATAAACGATTCTAAACGAAAAGTCTAGAAAATATCAAATTTTAATGCTTAAAATAAGCATTAAAATACTTAAAATTAATTTATATAACCAAACTGTTTAAGCTTTAGTTGTAAAAATGGCCCAATATCGTTTAACTTTATGGTGTAAGGAACCTCAATCAAATTTATTCCATTTTCTTGGCACATTCGTCTTTTAAGTTCATCTCTGTATTTTTGGTTAGTTGAAGCTTCCACATTGCGATGGAAAAATGATGTATAATTGTAGTGTTGTTGACCATTATATTCTACTCCTAATTTTAAGGTTGAGTTGAAGCAATCAAGTTCCAAGTTATTGCCAGTAACAGGGTTTCTTAAAAAGTCGGGTCTAGCCTTTGGGAACGGCACTTGAAGTATGGTTTCCAAATACCTTCGACATTCAATTTCACCTCTTGATTCGGTCTTTGTTTCTGGTGGCGGTTGGCCACCACGATACATATAAATATTTTTTGTATTCAAATTCTTGCTCCATTTACCCTTTTGTTTGGTCAACTTTCGATGTACGAGGACAAGAACCATTATTCCAAAACATCCAAATATTAAGGCATACAGGTACCAACTATCATCAAAATCAAAATTAAACCAATTTTTATGCTTTTTTTTAACCTTGGATGTACGATGATCTTCGTGGAATGGTGAAGTGGACTTAATTTTTTCAGACATCTTTATTAACTCTCTCTAACTCGTCGCGAAACGATGTGCAAAGCAGTTTATCCACAAACTATTTGGTTTAAAAATAGTTGAAAATTGTGGTTCTCAAAACTTTAAATTCATCCACTTTTTGAAAAACTTTTAGATTTAAAAAAATTTTTTCTAGGATTTCAAAATCTGACGATCGCAACTTTCAGATTTTGAGAGACAATCGTAGATTTTTGGAATCTGCTAACCCTTTAAGGCTTACCTTTCAAGCCCTTTGGGCTTGAAAGGGCTAAATATTCGGATGATCGCAACTTTTGAAAATCTACGATTGTCTCTCAATTTTGGTCGTCAACTTTCAAAATTCAGGATTTCAAAAAATTCAGAAAAATGAAAATTTAATGGTCAAAAATATTGGTCTCTTTTAGTTTATGGTTAAAAAATTCGTTTGTGGATAAACGGCAAAGTTCCTAAAGTTTGAGAAGTCGTATCGAAATTTTCATCATGTTTTGAAAATAAAAGTTAAAAGTATGTTACAACCTAAATGCAGAAAATTGATTCATTTTAGTCTAAAATAGTTAAAATAATAAATACTACAATGGCCACAAAAATGTCAATGTCAAGAGGAGGAGAAGACTCTATTGTTGGATTCAACAAGAAAGTCGCAAACTATACATCGTATGATTCTGAAGATGATTATTCCGGTGAGGAAGATTTCTATGATCATTATGAACCATACGAAGAAGAATTTGATAATGGTGACTATCAACCATTCAATGCAGAGGACGAAGAAAAAGAGTACAAGGCTCGTATTTCACCTTCTTTTATCAAGGTAGTCAAGCCTATTTTTTTGAATAGTCCGACCAAGAGCGCTGAAAAGCCCCCCATCAAATCTCCAACATGGTGGGATAAGAACAAGCCTATTGAAGAATCAAAGCGTATGATCAATGGGGTTCTGAATTATGCTCTTCTTTTACCACCACCGACTCCTAAACCTGTGGTGGTTCCACAACAAGTTAAGAAGTCGAAAAAAAATAAAAAAGGAAAGGATACAACAACCAAACAACCTACCGAGAAAAAAGTGAAAAATAATGATTCAACGGTACCATCAAAACCCGCTCCAAAAATCCCATATTTCAAAGACCCTAATGCGACTCCAGAAGTCCAAAAACCCACTCGATTCTGTCTATCAATCATCAAAAAAACAAAATGTTTCCATAAAGCTCAATGTCGATTTGCTCATGATTATGCGGACCTTAAAGAATGCAACTTTGGAGAAAAATGTAAAAAAATAAAAGTGGTAACTCGCAACCCAGATTCGACAGTTGAAATGGTTAATAAAAATGAGGCTGGTTGCAACTTTAAACATGCAAACGAATCGAAAAATTCTTATTTGAAGAGGGTTCCACAACAACATACCTCACCCAGAAAATAAAAAATTATCCTTGTTTCCCACCTTAACCGTCATACCTCCCTTATTCCCTTTTATACCCAATGGGTATAAAAGGAAAAATGAAAAATTTGAGAGATAAAATATAAATAAATAAGATGAAACTCACCTTAAAAAATTTTAGATGTTATACCAATCAAACTTTCGAGTTCACCGATGATGATGTTACTCTCGTTAGTGGACCAAGTGGTCATGGAAAAACAACAATATTATTAGCCATACAATTTGCATTGTATGGCTCTGTCAACCACAAATATCTCGTTTCGCATAATAAGACCAGTTGTGAAGTGATTTTGATTTATAAAAATTTTAAGATCAAACGAACCAAACGTCCAAATATTTTAAATGTTGAAATGAACGGTAAAAATTATGAAGACAAAGAAGCACAAATTGTTTTAAATAAATATTTTGGGGTCACAAATTCTTCTATTTTTTTTATGGATCTTTCACATCTTGAAAAAATGGAATTTTTGGAAAAAATTGTCAACACAAATTGTGATGTCAAGGAGCTTAAAAACAAAATAAAAATTGAACTAACAAGTTTAAACAAAGAATTGGCCATACTTGATGGTCAAATTTCAAATACCGAATCTATGATGGATATCATCCAAAAACCAGAAAAAGTTGAAAAACCAGAACCCGATAATTTTTTTGATGAATCTTCAGGTTTACAAGCACTTTCGAAAGATGACTTGATTTTAGAGAAGAATCAGACCATTATTCAACTCGATTTGAAAAATAGCGACGAAACAAAATACAATAGATTAATGGTTGAAACGCGTGTTATACAAGAGGAAATAGATTCTTTGGGTTATTTTGACCCTGATATTCACAATCAAATAAAAATTGTTTCCAAAGAGTTGGACTCACTAAAGGTCCAAAATAACCAAATGGAAAAAAAACGTGATAAAATGCTCGTAGTCGAAGAAAGTTTAAAAGAATTGAAAAATTTTGAACATATTGATGATGCACATCTCCATATTCTTGACCAACAGTTGAAAACAATAGATGAAAAAATTGAGTATTGTGTAAGGTATGAAGAGGCACAAAAATTAAACCTTTTAAAAAAGGAATACCTGAAAGCTTTGGAATTGGAACGCGAGGAATGGCACCATAAAACCGAACAACTTCAAAACAAATTAAACAAGTTGAATATCGTGGACAAATCAATCTTAAATAATCTATCATTATTTGAACAAATTCAACAAAAATTTCAGGCTGCTCAACACTTTAATTTGAAAAATAATTTGGATCAAATTGAAGCTGAAATAGAAGCATTAAAAATGAAATTTCTAAAAAGTTTCAAATGCGGCAATTGTGACCATAAACTGATCATAAATATGGATACTTTTGAACTTGTTCAGACCACAAAAGACAATCAAGAAAAACTCGACACAAAGTGTGATTTCACCATTAAAACCAAGCTTCAAAAATTGGAAAATTTAAAGGATAAACTCGACTCTAACAACGTATTTTTGAATGAAACCAACATTGAAGAAATTATGGATAAAATCACTTTAATCAACGCTTTTAACAATACAACAACCGAGTTAAAGCAATTGGGTTCTTTTAAACCTTCAATATCGTTGAAAAATATGGAAAGGAAAATTGTGACGATCGACAGTTGTGAAGTGGAAGAAGAAAACCATGAAGTCGGTGATCTGAATACTTTGAAAGATGAAAGGAGAGATTTGACCATACAACGTAATGAAATATCTCAACAATTAAAGATTAAAAAGAACCTTTTAAAGAAAACAGAAATAATGGAATATTATGATTCTTCGATCCATAAATCAATAATAGACTCAATTGAAAGTCATGCTGAAGCATTAAAATTGAAAACGTTCGAATTGGAAAAATATAAAACTTCGGGGAGACTTCAAACCAAATTGGAATTGTTGAATTTTAACCTCGATAAACTTCAACATGATCCTTTAATGATATCACAATTACAACAGAGTTTGAAAAATATTGAATTAGGTCTTCAATACCATGAATATTTTAATCAATACAAGACTTTTCATATCCAACTGAAAAAATATAAAAAGGTAAAGACCACCCTGAATAATTTTAAAGATAATAAAAAAAATATGGAACAAACCTACCTTAAAACTCTCTTGTTTAAACAAAAGGTCATTGAGGCCGAACATGAATCGTTACAATTTATGGTCAATACCATCAACACTCATTTATCTGTCTTGCTTCAAGATTTCTTTTCTGAAAGCTTTGGTGACCCCATACAAATTTATTTGGAACTTTCAAACGAGAAACGACCACAAGTCAACACAGTCATAAATTATAAAGGCAATAAGGTCGATTACAAATCTTTGAGTACCGGAGAATATGCTCGTGTAAAATTAGCATTTGATTTGACCTTTAAAGAGATATTGGGTGAAAATATAATCATGTTGGATGAATGTACGGCCAATTTGGACCAAGATTTGAGTACAAAAATTTTTAATAAAATTAAAGGTACTTTTCCATCTAAAACAATATTGATTGTTGCGCATCAGGTAATCATGGGTACATTTGATCATGTTTTAAAACTATGAAATTTTTCGAAATAAATTGAATTTTTTCATTGGAAAAAATGAAAATATAAAGGAACAATGGAACCCTATTTTAAAGAAAATTTTTTCACAGAATCTATGGTGATTTCACCGAAATATTTAAACTTTCATTTATGTGATCATTTAGGTTCCCAACTAGCCAACAAATATTCAAAAACATATTTGAATAAAGGGTACATATTCAACATAAAAGTAACAAAAATATTGGACAATAAAATAACTCTGTCTGGTCAAATCGTGGTCAATGTTGAATTTCGAGCAGATATATATGTGCCTAAAATTGGCCATACTTTTCAGGGAGAGTTGAAGAAAGGTTTGGCCAACAAATTTCAATGGGTTGAAATTGGACCTCTAACTATTTTTTTAAATAAGGTTGGAACCCAGGCTATAGACGATATCTTTGTGACAATTCAAATAACAAGTATAAAGTCTGATAACACCATATGTTTTGGAAAATTAATTTGATTTTATGATTCTTTTATGCCTAAAAGGCATAAAAGAGAAAATGGCACGTTTACAAACCAACAGGAACTTCTTCGTGGAAAAACAATACCGCATTGTCAAGATCAAGACAAGTTGGGCATATATCCCATACTAACACACATAGTGGACATAACATTGTTTTATAACAGGTACAACATAGACTAAATTCTGCATAATAACACGAATCACAATAAATTTTTGGACACATCAACCCCTCGCATATGTGTATACTTGAAGCTGTCACTATTGTTTGACATTTTTCACATTTTGTTTTCATTGTTCTTTATTATTTTGTTATTTGAAAAGTAACTATTTTTGTTTACCCGATGCCCTATGGGCATCGATTAGCTTTTGCCCTATGGGCAAAAGTTTATCCACAAACGAATTTTTTAACCATAAACTAAAAGAGACCAATATTTTTGACCATTAAATTTTCAAAATTCAGGATTTTTTGAAATCCTGAATTTTGAAAGTTGCCGACCAAAATTGAGAGACAATCGTAGATTTTTGGAATCTGCTGAATATTCGGATGATCGCAACTTTTGAAAATCTACGATTGTCTCTCAAAATCTGAAAGTTGCGGTCTCAAAATTGAAATTTTAGGCCCAAAAAATATAAAAAATAAAACTATGGATCAAACGAAACTTAAACGTCTTCGACAAACTAAGAAGAAGGCCGATGATGCCTACTTCAACTCTGACAGTCCAATCATGTCAGATAAGGACTATGATCTGTTATGCCAACAGATAGCTGAAATAGACGTGTCTATTTCAGAAGTGGGATGTCTCCCAAGAACTGATAAAATACAACTTCCAATTTATATGGGGAGTTTGACCAAATACAACGACAATAAATCAATAAATAATTTCTTGACTAAGTTTGACCATAAACAATTTGTCGTTCAAGAAAAATTGGATGGTGTAAGTTGCCTTTGTGTTTACAGGTGTCGAAATATCGAACTTTATACCAGAGGTAATGGTACAATTGGCGTTGATATATCACATTTGTTGGAATATGGTTTAGATATACCAAAGATTGAAAGTTATCACACTTTTATGGTCAGAGGGGAGCTTATAATGTCAAAGAAAATATTTAAAGAAAAGTTCAGCATAGAATTTAAAAATATTCGAAATATGGTCAGTGGACAGCTTGCAAAAAAGAAACCAAACGAGTCAATTATAAAATTTTTGGATTTTGTGGCTTATGAAGTCTTTGAACCACATTTAAAAATTCAAAAGAGTGTGGTTAATCAATACCAATTTTTGAAACAAAATAAGTTTAAAGTCGTCTACAACCGTACAATTGAACGTGATTTGGTCGAACAAGATGTATTGGTGGACTATGTTCACCGTCGGAAAAAGAAGAGCCAATACGACATTGATGGGTTGGTTATCACCATTAATGGAGAGTACATTCGAAATGATTGCGACAACCCTAAATATTCATTTGCATTCAAAATACAAGGTGAAGTTGCACAGGTTGAAGTTGACCATGTTAAATGGAATTTATCAAAAAGTGGTAGATACAAACCGCAAATTTTTATAAATCCAGTTGAATTAAGTGGAGTCACTATTTCTTCGGTGACTGGATTCAACGCAAAATATATAACAGAAAATAAAATTGGTTGTGGTTCAATTTTAATCATAACAAGGAGTGGTGATGTTATACCACATATTGTTGCTGTGGTAAAAGGAAAAGGCGATCTTAACCTTCCAACGCAAAGTAGATGGAAATCGGTTGATTTGTACCACGATTATGAAAAAATTCCAGACCAAGTGATCGTCAAACAAATGGTCTATTTCTTCGCAAGTTTAAAGTGTCTAAATTGTAAGGATAAAACCATCTTTAAAATTTTCAATTCGGGTTATTCATCAATTGAAAGTGTGATTCAAGCACGTCCCGAAGAACTATCTCAAATTGACGGGATAGGGGAAAAGTTAGCCATAAAATTGAGCACGTCGATTAAAGAAAACGTAAAGGTGGCTAGTATCCATCAGTTGTTGGCTGCTTTAAATTGTTTTGGGGAGGGAATAGGCCTTAGAAAAATTCAAAATATAGATCTTTCCAATCCAGAAAATTTACAAGTTAAAGGTTTAAGTGAAGTCACTATTAAAGATAAAATATTACCAGCGTGGAAGGATAGTTTGAACCGTGTTATGAATATAAAAAAGATGGTTGGAGGAAGCATAGAACTTGAAAAACAAAATATTGAAATTGGTGATGGTCCTCTTCAAAACAAAATATTTGTTTTTACAGGGTTCAGAGACTCCTCGTTGGAGAAACAAATAATCGAATTGGGAGGTAAGGTTACTTCTGCCATATCAAACAAAACAACTGATTTAGTGGTTGCAAGCGAAGAAGGAAAGAGTTCGACAAAATTATTGAAAGCAAAGAATTTAGGTATAAAAATAACCACAAAATCAAATTTAATTGGTGTGGTTAAAAATATCCAAAAACAACAAATTAAGATCGAGGTTGAGTACTCTGATGTGGACAGTTCGTCCGAAGAAGAGTAGTGTATTAAATTTTTTAATTTTTTTAAAAATTAAAAAATACAGTATAATAAATGATACGCCCACGTTTGACTAAAGAGCAACGCCGTGAAGTCGTTGAAATGTACACGAAAGGAACGCCTATTTTGCATATTTCTCAACAATTTAAGGTTACAAGACCCACCATTTATAATATTATAGAAAGCCAGGGTAATCTTGGTCATAAAAAAATTGATTTTTATTCAGGGAAATCAAATGAAAATAAAGAAGAAATGGAACCTATTGAAAATATAGTTACTAGCGACGATGAGGTTAAAGCCTCATCATCGACCACGTCCTTCCTGGGGGTGGTTATTGATACCGAGAATGGTACAAGTAACCCTAAAATAAGAAAGGCTTTGGATAAGAGCTTTAGTCTCCTTGATATTATGAAGTTTATTGAAGTGACCAAATTTAAGTTAAATATGATCATGTTTGACTACTTTTGGCAAATTGTGGTTGGAAACCATAATACCCTTGTGGGTAGGATAATATTAGAATGGTTTGGGTATGACGGAGAATACTATAAACAACGTCAAAATTTTAAGAAAATGTTGAAAAACAACGATATTTCTTTCAATGAGTTAACTCATAAAGATACGAAACATGAATTGTATCCTATGATACAAACAGAATGCAAGGATATGGCTAATTGCGACATTGCTAAATCAAAATTTTTGGTTATGGAACCAAACGACCTTAAAATGGCCATAATGCAACTTAAGACTAAAAATGGCCACGCCATACGACAATATTATATCGACCTTGAAGAACTCCTTAAATTATATGTTGAATATACGCTTTACTTCAACCACCGAGAGTCTCAAAGAAAGATTACAAACATCGAAAAAATGATGGCTAAAATGGACCTTGAACGCGAACAAGATCGAGAATATATGCGATCTCTCGGTATCAGCCTTGAAGAAGTCAAAGACCAGAATGAAACTCTTATAGATCAGAATGAAGAGCTACTCGATAATAACAAGGGACTAAAGAAAGATGTCAAGGATGTTAAGCGTAAATTAGGGATTGCAGTCAAGGATAGAGCACCACTCCCAGTAGATCATGGTCCGAAGGACCATGATCGAGATCCGGCTTTGCCGGATCGAGACGAGGACAAACAAGAGAGGTTTGTCCTACTCAAGAGAAATGACGATGAACACTATCAGTACTATACCATTCGAGCCCAACATGGTTATACTGAACGCAGAATAAAGACCCAAAAAGTGTTGTTCCCACATCTTGTTGTTCTCCTCGATTTTACGGCTCACCCTAACTCTAAAACTTTGTACAACCGAATTAAGGATGAATTGAGGGCAAAAAACGTTATCTTCAGCGGTAATAACATTGATCTTGAAGGGTCAGAAGTGACTCAAGAAGAGTTGATAGAAGAAATGAAGGCAATCAACGACCACAAATTATGCATTGAATAAATTAACCTGATTTTAATCCTTCGCACAAGGATTAAAATTTTCTAAATTGAAAAATTGATTTTTTTTGAGAAAAAAATACCTTAAATAAACTATACAATGGAAGACAAAAATATTATCATCAACGATACTAAATATAACTTTTTCAAATTCTATAATGTGAACCAACCATTAACTGAATTGAAGTACTTGAATAGCGATAGGTTGGTGTTTGCTAAACCTGTTGCTCGAAAACTACCAGAAACTAACATATCATTTAATCGAATTTTTGTGGCTATAACTGGCCCAAAAACAAGAGCTATAACTGAGGGACTCAAAGGCGTGTATGATGTAGACGAACTATTGGATTATGACTCATCTCTTGCTAAAGGTGAATTTACAGCTAAATATGACTTTACGAAACTTGAGGAGGCCGACTACCATATTCTCGTGGACTTTGAATGGTACAAAACCAACGTCGACTCTGGTCTTCAAGAACCATCTTTTGTTTACAATTTGTCCGACAAGTTGTACCATGATGAGCCAGCTCAACGAGAATT